CCTACCGGCAGCACCGCATCGCCGACGAGACGGACATCCTGTCCCGCAGCCGGAACATGAACGCGATCAGCCCGAACTACGTCCACTCGTGGGATGCCTCGGTTCTGGTGACCGGCCTGAACAAGGCGGCGGAGCGGGGGATCACCTCGTTCGCCGGCGTGCACGATGCCGTCGCCACCATCCCGAACCAGGTCACCGCGATGTCCGAGGCGATCCGGGGTGCCGCCTACGACCTGTTCTCCGGGGATGTCCTGGAAGGCACCCGGCGGGAGTTCGAGGCGTTCACCGGCCTGTCGTTCCCGAATCCACCTCCGCAAGGGTCACTTGACGTTTCGGGGATTATTGATGCAGAATACTTCTTCGCATGACCGATGCACTGTCGCCGCTAATGCGACAACGCCACGAAACACTGAGGAAACACCATGAAACCGACTCTGACCACGCCGAAGGGAATCGCCCGCTACCCCCGTCTCAACGATCCTGACTGCCGCTTCAGCCCCGAGGGCGTCTACACCGTGACGCTGCGGGTGGCGAAAGACGAGGCCATGCCGCTCGTCACGAAGCTCGTCAAGATGCTGGAGGACTTCTACGCCGCCGAGTGCAAGGACAAGGGCAAGAAGCTCAAGCGGTTCCCGACCCTGCCGTGGGGACCCGCCAAGGACTGGGACAAGGAGAACCAGGAGGAGGTCGCGGTTCCCGGGTTCATCGACTTCCGGTTCAAGACGCCCGCCAAGGGAACGACCAAGGAAGGCAAGCAGTGGGAGCGGAAGGTCGCCCTGTTCGACGCGAAGCTGAACCCGCTGCCGGCGGACAGCGATCCGGTCGGCGGCGGCTCGGTCATCCGGGTGTCGTTCGGGCCGAACACCTGGAACGTCGCCGCGACGGGCGTCGGCATCAGCCTGCGTCTCAACGCGGTGCAGGTGCTGGAGCTCAAGACCTACGGCGGATCGGGCAGCTACGGGTTCGTCGAGGAGGACGGGTTCGCCGTGAAGGCGACTGCGGCCGCGACCGACGTGGGCTCGATCTCCAGCCAAACCGAAGACCCGGACTTCTGATTGCTGCTCGACCTGAACATCGAGCCGACTCCGTGCCCGCGGCCCCGGGTCGGACGCCATGGTGCCTACTACCCCTCCCGATACCGAAATTGGAAGTCCAGCTTCCGAAACCTGGTGTCTAGGGCAGCACCTGACGTCCCGATCCGGGGCCCGGTTTCCGCCGTCATCCGCCTGCTGGTGCGACGCCCGCGGAAGACCTCGCTCGGGTGGCCGAAGCCCGACGTGGACAACTACGCCAAGAGCGTGATGGACGGCCTGAACGGCATCGTGTGGGAAGACGACTCGCAGGTCATCGAGCTCCGGGTGGTGAAGGCATGGGCAGCGCCGAACGAGACCGGGAAGGTGCAGATCGAAGTGTGTGCGTTGGGCATGAGCCCTGCCCCGCGTGCGGCTCGAAGGACAACCTAGCCCGCTACAGCGACGGCCACGGGTGGTGCTTCGGGTGCGGGCGGTACGAGCGTGGTGACGGCGAGATCGAAACCGAAGAGAGGACAGGGACCATGGAAGGTCTGCTGGAAGGAAACATCCAAGAGCTTCCCCGCCGACGGATCGAGCGGGATACGGCCGCACTCTGGAAGTACCAGGTGTCCAGCATGAACGGCAGTCCCGTCCAGGTCGCGAACTACTGCGACGACTCGGGTGTGGTGGTGGCCCAGAAGGTCCGCTTCCCCGACAAGAAGTTCATCATCCTGGGTGACGCCCGCAGGATGGGCCTGTACGGCCGGCACCTGTGGAAGAGCTCGGGCCGCATGGTCGTCGTGACCGAGGGCGAGATCGACGCGCTGTCGGTGTCGCAGGTCCAGGGGAACAAGTGGCCGGTGGTGTCTGTGCCGAACGGCGCTCAGGCCGCAGCCAAGGCGGTGAAGGAGAACATCGACTGGCTCGAGGGTTTCGAGTCGGTCGTCTTCATGTTCGACATGGACGAGCCGGGCCGGAAGGCCGCGGCCGAGTGTGCCCTGCTGCTGACGCCGGGCAAGGCGAAGATCGCGACGCTCGGTCTCAAGGACCCGAACGAGCTGCTGGCCGCCGGCCGCGGCAGCGAGATCATCGACGCCGCGTGGCAGGCCCGCCCGTTCCGGCCCGACGGCATCGTGTGCGGTGCGGACCTTTGGGAGTCGGTCTCGACGCTGGAGGAGGCCCCGGCGGTCCCGTACCCGTGGGATGGCCTGCAACGGCTGACGCACGGACTGCGGAAGCGTGAACTCGTCACCGTCTGCGGGGGATCCGGCATCGGCAAGAGCAGCGTGACCCGCGAGCTCGCGTACCACCTGATCCGGCAGGAGTATCCGATCGGATACATAGCCCTTGAGGAGTCGGTCAAGCGGACCGCCCTCGGGCTGATGGGGCTGCACCTGAACGTGCCGCTCCACATCCACCGCGATGGGGTGAACGACGAGTCGCTCCGCAACGCATTCGAGTCCACGGTCGGCAACGGCAAGGTCTTCCTGTATGACCACTTCGGCTCGCTGGATTCGGGCAATCTGCTCTCGCGCATCCGTTACATGGTCCGCGCTCTCGGCTGTGACTTCATCTTCCTGGACCACGTTTCGATCATGGTGTCGGGACTTGATACGGGAGACGAACGTCGGCTCATAGACAACACCATGACCGCCCTGCGGTCGATGGTCGAGGAGCTCGGGTGCGGTCTCGTGCTGGTGTCGCACCTGAAGCGGCCCGAGGGCAGGGGCCACGAGGAGGGGGCACAGACATCGCTCGCCCAGCTCCGGGGTTCGGCCGCGATCGGCCAGCTCAGCGACATGGTCATCGGCATCGAGCGGGACCAGCAGGACGAGGAGAAGAAGGACGTCACCACCGTCCGCGTGCTCAAGAACCGTTTCAGCGGAGAGACGGGCAGGGCGTGCGGACTCAAGTACCACCGGGAGACCGGACGTCTCTCGGAAACAGAAGCCCCCTCGGGGGCAGAAGAGGATGAGTTCTGATGGAAGAGTCACGCGACAACCAAGGCGGCAGTGCATACGACCACATCTGCCCGAAGGTCATCACGCTCGGTGCGATGAGCCTGTACTTCCTGGACATCGGCAAGGCCCGATGGGCCTCGGTCGCCCGCGAGGCGTCCGACGAGATCCTGAGGCTGCGCATCGAGCGGGAGTGGCTGCGGATGATGGTCCGCCTGCTGTCCCGCGAATCGGAATCGACGGACATGGTGCGGAAGGTGCTCGGGGAGTTCATCGAGAAGCTCGAGTCCGATGGCCGGCAGGATCCTTCGTCGTCCGGAGTCAAGAAGTACCGCAACGCTTACCTGTACGGGGCCGGGATCGCCCGCCTCGGCCGCCTCGGCCGGCATGGGGACGGGGAGGTGTCCCAGTGAAGTTCACCGGCAAGCTCTGGGAGACATTCCACTCCAATCCCTCGTCAATGCCCGACGCCGACCTCCGGCTGCTGATGCTTGACCTGCGGAGCAAGACGCTCAGCATCAACCATGACCTCCGGCACATCGAGCGGGATGTTTCTCCGCAAGACCTGCCCCGGGTGCGGCAGCTTGACGGTGCCCTTGCCGAGTGCGAGATGGCTGCGGCCGCCATCATCTCGGTGCTGGAGTCGCGGCGAAAGAAGGCGGGCTGATGCACGTCGCCTTCATCGACCTTGAGACCGACGGTCTCGTGAACGAGTGCAGCCGGATCGTGTGCCTCGGCAGCAAGCACAACGACGGACCTGTCAGCATCTGGAGCGACCCCGAGACCATCGGCATGGAACTGGCCAAGGTGGCCGAGGCCGACATCGTGGTCGCCCACAACATGCTGGGGTTCGACCTCCAGGTCATCCGGAAGCTGTACCCCGGGATGGACTTCGGGAGGAAGTGCCTGCCCATGGACACGATGGTCATGGCCAGGCTGGTCGAGCCCGACGTCCGCGAGACCGATTACGCCCGCCCGGGTTTCCCGAAGGACCTGCACGGCAGCCATTCCCTGCGGGCGTGGGCCCACCGCATCGGCATGGCCAAGGGCAACGCCCTCGACGAGGTGACCGACTTCCGCAACCTGCAATTCACCCCGGAGCTCGGGGAGTACTGCATCAAGGATGTCCAGATCACGGCGGCCCTGTACCGTAAGTTCCGGTCGGAGATAGGAAGCGCGGCTTGCTTACCGCTGGAGCACCTGTTCGCCGAGTGCATCGTCGAGCAGGAGGTGAACGGGATCGGGTTCGACGAGGCCGCGGCGGCGACGCTGTATTCGCGGCTGGCCAAGG